CAGGGTCAGGTAACAATGTGTTGGCAACTTCGCCAACCTTGGTTACACCTAATCTTGGCACACCGACAACATTGACGTTGACTAATGCCACAGGTCTTCCGTTATCGACAGGTGTTACAGGCAATCTCCCCGTAACAAACCTTAACTCCGGAACGTCTGCATCTTCAACAACATTTTGGCGTGGTGATGGAACGTGGGCTACACCAACTGCCGCTGCAACGATCCCCGTTAGTGATGAAGGCACGCAAATTACCGCAGCAGTATCATCCTTCAATTTTGTTGGTTCTGGCGTAACCGCTACGGCCGTCGGCAACGATGTAACAGTGACAGTTTCAGGTGGCGGCTCATCCGTAGCGCAAAACTATGCGTGGTTTTTGTCATAAGGATTTATTATGGGAACATTAGTTCTTGATACCACAACCAAGACGATTAAAGTCGCCATGTCTGGGGCGGCGGCAACGTCAAACCCCGAATTTACGGTGGCTTATGCTGATAGCACCTCATCTTCACTAACTGAAGGTGCGTTAGATGGCGCTTTAAACGGCACATCGGATGTTACGGTTGTTTCTGCGCCAGCATCGTCTACAAGACGTGTCATTAAGTGGATAACCATTGAGAATAAAGACACTGCGGCGGTTACATTAACGGTTAAGTACGACAACAACGGCACGCAGCGAATTATTGCCAACGTAACGTTAGCGGTTGGTGATACTTGGACAACAGATGGTACGTTTAGCAACACGGGAGCATTAAAAACGGCTTTATCGGGTGTTGGGTCAGGAACAGTAACTTCGGTAGCCCTTAGCGGCGGTACAACAGGTCTGACGGTATCTGGCAGTCCTATCACCACATCAGGCACCATAACCTTAGCTGGCACGCTTGTTGTAGCTAATGGTGGTACGGGTGTGACCACATCAACAGGATCAGGTTCCGTTGTTTTATCAACCTCACCAACACTAACTACACCTGTTTTAGGCACACCGACATCAGGAACGCTTAGTAACTGTACGGTAGACGGTACTAACCCAGTTGGGTATAGAAACGTACCTGTATCAAGCAACTCCACAAATACGCTTGTCGTTGGTGATGTTGGTAAGGTTTTGTCGGTGACTGCGGGGCAGACGGTACCCAACTCAACGTTTGCTGCTGGTGATGTGGTGGTTATCTTTAACAACTCATCGTCATCTATTACGCTTACGATGTCGATCACAACGGCTTACATAGCAGGAACAGATACGGATAAGGCCACAATGACGCTAGCAACAAGAGGTGTGGCTACGATTCTGTTCATCTCTGGTACGGTTTGTGTTGTTTCTGGGAACGTGTCATGACAGGTATCTTAGCTACGCTTATCGGGCAAGTATTCTCTGGAGGCGGTGGTGGCGGCTACACAGTCGTCCAAACCTTTACCGCTACGAGTACATGGACATGCCCTGCTGGTGTGACAGAGGTGGAGTATTTGGTAGTTGCTGGTGGTGGAGGTGGTGCAAATTACGGCGGTGGTGGAGCCGGTGGTTTTAGAACTGGAACAGGTTTAGCTGTTTCAACCACTGGCGGTGATGGAAATGGCAATTACACGGTTACCGTTGGGTCGGGAGGAGCTGGTTCTGATTCTTTAGGTACGCAAGGTCAATCATCTATATTTTCATCTATTACCTCAACTGGCGGCGGCGGTGGTAGAGGAAATGTACCAACATCGGGTGGATCAGGTGGGTCAGGTGGCGGCGGTGGTGTAGACACTACGGCTGGAGCGCCCGGTACTTCAGGGCAAGGTAATGATGGTGGCCCCGGCGTAGCGCAGGCATCTCCTGCTGTTTATAACGGGGGTGGGGGAGGTGGCGCTAAAAACACAGCTCCAATCGGCACTGGAGGATCAGCGACAACATCTCCTAATAAAGCCGGTGACGGTGGAACAGGTCAGGCATCAACAATTACAGGTTCGTCCGTAACTTATGCTGGCGGCGGTGGCGGCGGTAGTTTTAATGGCACAGCTGGCTCTGGCGGTACTGGTGGTGGCGGTGCTGGTTCTACAGGTTCGGGTGGAGCGGCTACAGCAGGTAGTGTTAATACCGGCGGTGGTGGCGGTGGCAGGGGTACTGGCGCAGGTGGAGCAACTGGCGCTCAAGGCGGCTCCGGCATCGTCATCCTCAAGTACACCGTAGCAAGCCAAACCGTATTTACGTTCAAAGGAACGACCACTTGGAAATGCCCGACAGGTGTAACCAGTGTTGACTATCTTGTGGTTGGCGGTGGTGGTGGGGGTGGTGGACGCAACGGCGGCGGTGGTGGGGCTGGAGGTTACAGAACTGGCTCAGGTCAGGCTGTTACTGCTGGGCAGGACTACACCATTGTTGTTGGAGGTGGCGGCGCTGGAGGCCAAATAAATGTTTGGGGCGCTAATGGAGGCAATTCGTCTTTTTATGGCTCACCAATTACAAATGACCCATCTATTTCAAACGCATCCGGTACAGCATCGTCTATATCAGGGACAACTCTAACCGTAGGCGGTACAGTAACCAATACGTTTTATGCTGGTATGGCTCTATCTGGTACTGGTGTTGCCGCAGGAACTCTCATTACTGCTTACGGAACAGGAACAGGCGGAGCTGGTACTTACACGGTAAATGTAAGCCAAACTGTTTCTAGTACAACAATCACGGGCACTTTAAGTGGTATTAACGCTTTCGGAGGCGGTGGTGGTGGTTCTACAGGGGGTGGCTCACAATATCCAGGAAGAAATGGAGGCTCTGGTGGTGGTGCAGCAGGAATAGGCCCGGGAGGAAGTGGAGTTTATCCAGGCTCTCCTTTTATTTCTGGAACAAGGCAGGGTTATAACGGCGGGTCTAGCGTCGCTGGAAATGGCGGCGGTGGTGGTGGTGGTTCTGCGGCTAACGGTTCTACTGGGTCGGTCCCACAGATTGCCGGCGCTGGTGGTATAGGTACTCAATCATCAATAACTGGAACTTCTGTTTATTATGCTGGCGGCGGTGGTGGAGGTTCTGAAAACCCTGGAACTGCCGGAGCGGGAGGTAATGGCGGCGGTGGAAACGGAAATAGCACAACCACGGGTTCTGCTGGAACACCAAATACTGGCGGTGGTGGAGGTGGTGGTGGAACTCCTGCGCCATCTTATCCTGATTCTTTTGGCGGCGCAGGCGGTTCCGGTATCGTTATCATAAAAATAAATCAATAGAGGGTCTATGACAACAAAGGTATTTAGGTTTTTGGGGATTGATACAGCAATGCACCTACTACGTCCAGGTGCGAAGTGGGAAATCAGTAACAACGTCTTTACTAGATGGGATGATCCACGACCATGCCCAAGCATAGAAGAAGTCTATTGGGTGATGGACAAGATCAAAGAGTTTGAAGAAATGATTCCTACGATTTGGCTACCTGAGCAGTTAGAGGAAATGGGCATCAGGCAAAAGGAAATCGAAGATGCAATTGCATAATCTGTTTCCAACCCCTGTAGGCTTTGCAGAGCTTGGTAGACCCCTAAGCGATGAAGAGTTGTTCTTCATCCGTGAGCTTGAGACAAGACCCAACATGGGTAACACGACAAGCACAAACAACTTTGTACTGCGTGATCCTGCGCTAACAAGCCTTCGTTCGTTCATCGAAGATAGTGTCTCGGATTACTTCAAAAGCACAGTCAATCCCAAGCACAATGTAAGCCTGAGAGTGACCCAAAGCTGGTGTAACTACAGTGAGCCAGGGCAATACCATCACAAACATGCTCACCCTAATAGCTACATCAGTGGCGTGTTTTATGTGCAGACGAACCCCAACGACAAGATTTACTTCTACAAAGATGGTTGGCAGCAAATCAAATTTCCGCCTGAACAATGGAACCCGTACAACTCTGAAAGCTGGTGGTTTGAGGCTTATGCAGGAAGGCTGATTCTGTTTCCTTCATCGCTAACCCATATGGTTCCGACTATTGAAGGCGATGACACAAGAATCTCACTATCGTTTAACACCTTTCCCGTCGGTGTTGTCGGGGAAGAAATGGATTTAACCGGATTAAAGCTGGAGGCGTAGATGGCACATTTCGCAAAGATCGATGAAAACAACATCGTCACTCAGGTGGTGGTGGTCGATAACAAAGACACCAGTGATGCTTCTGGCGTTGAGAAAGAGCATATTGGCGCAGCGCATCTTGAGAAAATTCTCGGTGGCACTTGGAAGCAGACTTCGTATAACGGCAACATGCGTAAGAACTACGCAGGTATCGGTTATACCTACCGCGAAGATATAGACGCTTTCGTACCGCCTAAGCCTTTTGCTAGTTGGCTACTTAACGCTGATGCACAGTGGGAAGCGCCAGTAGCAATGCCTACAGATGGAAAGATGTACAGTTGGGATGAAGCAACGACAAGTTGGGTTGAAGCAATATTGCCACAATAACTTGTGTAAGATATGATGTTTTAACTGTACCGGCCCAGTAGACCGGGACTCTAACGAGTAAGTCATGAGCGACGAAAGTCAAACCTTAGCGGAAGTAGAATCCGCGCTAGCACCCGAGGTGACGGCCACCACGGAGGATGCACGAAATGCGCCGGAGGTCGCTGAACAAGCGCCAGATCAGACTGAGGAAAAGCGTTTTACCCAGGCTGAACTAGACGCGATGATCAGCAAACGCCTTGCAAGAGAGCAACGCAAGTGGGAACGAGAACAAAAGCTGAGGGCGTCAACGCCCGATATGCCGTCTGGTGATCTACCCGCGCAAGATAGTTTTGCGTCAACTGAGGAATACGCGGAAGCGTTAGCCGAAAGAAAAGCCGCAGAATTGCTTGCACGTCGGGATGCAGAAAGACAGCGTGCGGAAGTTCTTGAGGTCTATCACGAGCGCGAAGAAGAAGCGCGGTCTAAGTACGAAGATTTTGAACAAGTCGCGTACAACCCCCGACTTCCAATCACGACAGTGATGGCTGAAACGATTCAAGCGTCTGACATTGGCCCCGAGGTGGCTTATTACCTTGGTTCTAATCCGAAAGAAGCTGATCGTATTGCCAAGTTGTCGCCTTTTTTGCAGGCAAAAGAGATTGGGAAGATTGAAGCTAGGTTAAGTGAAAATCCTCCTGTTAAGAAATCATCGAGTGCCCCAGCGCCGATTCAGCCTGTCACTCCTAGGGGTGGCAACGCAAGAGTTTTAGACACAACTGACCCGCGTTCAATTAAGGAAATGTCAACGTCAGAGTGGATAGAAGCCGAGCGTCAAAGGCAGATTAAGAAGTGGGAATCTCAAAACCGAGTCCGCTAATTTTTTGAAAAGGAATTGTCATGGCAAATAGCCTACTTACCATCGACATGATTACTCGCAAGGCGCTTGAAATCCTTGAGAATAATCTTGTCTTAACCCGCAACGTAAACCGCCAGTACGACGACAGCTTTGCCGTTGAAGGCGCTAAGATTGGTTCGACCCTCCGTATTCGCCTCCCGGACCGTGCGCTTGTCACTGACGGTGCTGCACTGCAAGTCCAAAGCGATAACGAGCAGTACACCACGTTGACTGTTGCTACGCAAAAGCACATTGGTGTTAACTTCACATCTGCTGAATTGACCTTGCAGTTGGACGACTTCGCAGAGCGTGTGCTTAAGCCTCGTATTAGCCAGCTTGCTGCTAGCATCGACGCTGACGTTGCTAACTCCTACCAGTACATCGGTAACACAGTTGGTACGCCTGGAACGACGCCCGCTACATCGTTGGTTCTGTTGCAAGCACAGCAGAAACTTAACGAGAACGCTGCGGTTATGTCGCCCCGTTACGCCACGGTCAACCCAGCCGCTAACGCTGGTTTGGTTGAAGGCATGAAAGGTCTTTTCAACCCCACCGACACGATCAGCCGTCAGTTCAAGAACGGCATGATGGGTATGGGTGTGCTTGGGTTTGATGAGATCAACATGTCTCAGTCGATCAAGCAGTTCACGACCGGCTCGCGTACGGCTACCGGCGGTACAACGTCTGCTGCTGTAACAAGCGAAGGTGCAACGACTATCGCCATCACTGGCGCAGGTGCTAGCGCAACCGTTAAAGCTGGCGACGTGTTTACCGTGGCTGATTGCTATGCAGTTAACCCACAGACCCGTGAGTCCACTGGTTCGCTGTTCCAGTTCGTTGCAACCGTTGACGTCACGCTGAATGGCTCTGGCGCAGGTAACATCACTGTCGCTCCGATCTATTCTTCGGGTAACGCCTTAGCTACCGTTGCTAGCCTTCCTGCTACCAGCAAGGCCGTGACTTTTGTTGGTGCAGCATCTAGCCAGTACCCACAAAACCTCGTCTACCACAAAGACGCTATCACTTTCGCCACTGCCGATCTGATGATGCCGCAAGGCGTTGACATGGCATCGCGTCAGGTTCATAACGGTATTTCGATGCGTATTGTTCGTCAGTACGACATCAACAACGACCGTATGCCCTGCCGTATTGACGTGCTCTATGGCTACAGCGTGATTCGTCCGCAAATGGCAGTTCGACTCTGGGGCTAATCGATCTAGGGGGCTTCGGCCCCCTTACCCAATTATTTTTTGAAAGGATTTATCATGGCAATTCCTAATGGTGCTGGTGGCTATCAGTACAACGACGGTAATACCGGCGAGGCTTTGTTGTTTGTTCAAGGTGCTCCTACCGCGCTTACTGGCGCAGCTACAATCACAGCGGCTCAACTAGCAAACGGTCTGTTT